ACTTCTGTAGAAGGAACTTGCTCAACACGCATCTTTTCAAGATACTTATCAAGTGCTCTACCCAAACGAGGAGCTAAGAATTTAAGTTCGTCCCCAAGTTCAGTTTCAAGAAGCCCCACAAGATCAGCTTTAGCCTCTTTTACATCAGTTTTAGTATTAACAGTTTCTTTAGTATAACCGGCTTGACGCGCAAGCATATCAATAACATAACCAGCGCGCGCGGGATCTTTTAATGCCTGAACAAGAGTACGACCATACTCAGCATCTTGATCTACTTCAGGTTGCGGATCTAGGTCTTCTTGCTCTTTATTTTTATTAGTATTATCTATAGTATCATCTTCTTTACCAGAAGGAAGCATAACATCTGAAAGATCCTGATCGGGTAAATCATCTTTGTGACTCTCTACTGCTTTTTCAATCGCGCTTGACAAGCTAACATCTTCAGTTACAGGCATTTAAACTGTCCTTCCTTTCGAATGTTTAATAGCTAAATTTATTTCTATATTTTTAATGGCCTCATCGTGCATATCAACCCTATCAGTAAGTACTTCTAGCTTTTCTTTTATATTGTCCATTACAATTGGTTGTTGACTTTCACGAATTTTACTATTGACCTGATCCTCAAGTATACGATCTACTTTAGCGTTTATTCTATCTAATGAGCGTACTGATGTATCTAATTTGTTTTTCAGAACACCATAGTAGAAAGCAATTAAGGCTAGTGCTTCTAACGCATTAAAAATAACTTCCAACGATATGCTCATTGTAATTGTTGGTTTAACTGCGCCCCTATCATCGAAGGATTTGGTGAAGCCATTTGAGCATTTTGTGTATTTGCTGCACTTTGTGGATTTTTACCGCCAGATTGCGCGAGAGCTTGTTGTGCCTGCATCTTAGCCTGTGCAATAGCAGCATCTTGAAATTCTTTTATGATAGCTTCATTACGATAACCAACACGATATGCTGCTTCACGGATAAGTGCAGGTTTCATTAAAACAAGAGGATTCTGCAACAAAGCTAAGAAATTAACAAAACTTTGCTGGGCTTGTTGCATGGCAGCAGGTGTTGCATTTTGTACATCGAATTCTACTTCATAATCATAACCATCAGCTATTTGTTCACTAGTTACGTATTTATAAAGAGGAGCACTCGCTTGCGCCATTTGTTGATCTTGTGGGGGACCGGGCGCACTAGTATATTTAATCCATAAACCTTCAACTAATCTTTCCTCACAGAGCGCGAGCATATTCTCGGCAATAGAACACATAAATACACTAAAATCTAACTGCTCTGCACTTTCACGAATTTGACTTCTAACATCAACAATTTTAGCTTGTGTAGCTGTTTCACGATCTGAATCTTGACCGCGCGCTTCAGCGCTTGTGCCGCTAATTATATTAAAGTCATCTTTAGCTATAACCAATGCATTTTCACTAGTCGGCCCGATTTCTGGATTATCAATAGCTTTGATTGCATCAAGTTGTTTAACTTCAATAATAATTCCATCGGGCCCGCTTGCGAATTTTTCTTTTTCTTCCTCATCAACCATACCCTGTTGTGATTGAAACTTACGAGTGAATCTTCGTCTGTATGAACGGGTCTGCTCGCGCGCTTCATTTATCTCATCTTGTGGACTGAGCCATTGGTAAAGAGGAGGAATAGGATAAAAACCTTTATTACGAAAATCCCATCTTAGATCTGTAAATGGTAAGTTTTCAAAAGAACCAGACCACAATTCCGACATTTCACTATCATCAAGAAGAAGCAATCGCTTATGGCTGACATTATCCCAAATATGCCACACTCTGGACAATTCCCCATCCATATACAACTGTCTATAAATATCATCCTTTTCTGATCCTACAAAACCATTAGCATATTCCGCGCTTATATAAGAACCGCCACCTTTCAATTCCGTAGGCCACTTAATGCCTTTAGTATTCATTAGAGTGCGCGTGTAATAATAATCATAATAACCACACCAATCATGGTCACTTAAATCGGTGGCTTCACTTGTAGCACATCGAAATCTCTCGGGACGCACGCGCTTTACATAAAAGCGTTCGTTGATAGGAATAGAATTCTCATCAATAACTTTATCTTCTTCCGCAGTAATATCAGAATCATCCCATGATTTTAGTTTAGGATCTTGCTTTTGCGGATTGCGCCAATCATTAGCGTATCCCACTTCTATCAAACCAAAACGATGAAAAGAATCAAGCGCGGCAAGTTTTACGTGTTTAGCAAAATTGAGATTTTTATTACGAAATATTGTATTAATAACATCAGACTTTAGTGTTGCACTCTGTACTGCAAAATCTTCGTTCCAGTTCGAGTTGCCTGGCGTTGGTGTTATTAGGAATTTTGGTTTTTGAAAAAGTAAACCGGCGAGTTTTATCTTGATAGTGGAGTAAAAAAGGTTTATCGTGTAAGGGAGATAATTTGTTGTCGGATAATCTCTTCGTTGTTTCCATTGAAAACCTTCATAGTACTCATAGAGTAACTTACATTTAAATTTACCTTCCCATTCTCCATACAATTTATTGGCACTTTCAATGCGTGTCTGCCAAGGAGAATAAACTCCAAATTCATTATTCATTAGTTTTTACCAACACTCGCAGGCAAGTGCGCGCGCCCTATTCCTTGTTTAAGTAGTGTATTAAAATATGCAAAAGTATTGCGGGGGGGAGCTTTCTGGTGTGCCGCAGGACTAGTGCCATGCATTGCAGTATAATATCTTATCGGGTCATATGCGTGATCCGGGATGGAATCATCACGATCATCACTATATACTGATTTACCTTCATATGTGCCAAGTAATTTTTTTCTTTGCGCGCCAAGTTGTCTTATAGCTTCACGACAACCTTGTGGATAGCTATCGCTACTCTTAATAAGATAAAGACCCGGCGCAGGTCTTACCTTAGTTATAGGATGTTGATATCTGTTAGAACTCATTAAAAGTTCATTAATGCGATTCCGTGTTGCAAATTCATTATTATCAGCAGGCGTCCATATAAGTTCAGGTACTTTAAGATCACTGTCCCGATATTCATCCGCTACAGACCAAAAACCGCCCTGTTTTTGAGCAGTTTTTTTAAAGATTTGAGGATCAGCATAATTATTAGTATATTCTTCGCCAGCACTCAAGGCACTTATCTCTTTACGATGATAAGAAATTACTTTACTGGCCACATAGTATTCACGATAATAAATATAAACTCCATCAATCGCAGCGCACCATAAACAACAAGTAGGAGCACTATCACCGTGGTCAAGAATACGACACAAATTTCCTTTTGTACGTATGCGATCGAGAAGTTCTTCTGTGGGTTCGAGGATACTCTGTTTTTGCACATAATGAATAGCAGCCCCGCTTGATCCCCACTTACCTAAAACATATTTATCAACCCATTCTGGATCATGCTGTAATGCTGCATCGTAACCTTCCTCAGAACCAAGATCACGCTGCCATTGTCCACTAATATAAAAATATCCTGCGCGCCTTTCAGGACTATCGGGATGATATTGTCTATAAATGTAATGAAATTCGGTATCAGGGTTAGAAAGTAACATAAGATAAGATGGAACAATCCATCTACCAAATTTATTAGTAGGCCATTTTGTATTGTAAATCTTTTCATGCAGTTCTAGTAGTAGTGCTGGCACAATCACACCGTCCCACCTACCAATGCGCGCATCAACTACATCTATCACTTTTTCACTAGTTTCCTCTGCTTGGTCTATTAACCCACTATTAACTTCTAGACCACGAAGAGTATTCTCATCCACATTATCTAAGTGTATCCAATATATTAAAGAACCATTACGTAATAATGTAAAACCATCTTGCTCATTGTGTGTAACAACAAGTTCTGAAGGCAACATCTTAAAAAATGTCTGCATCGTAGTGCGCTTAAGATCAGTATATTTCTCGCGACCTATAAACATGCGATAGTTTGTAAAAATATTAAGTAAATTCATAGATTTGAGACAACCAACCCATGTTTTACCATTATTAAAGCCACCACTAAAACACTGATTGCGCGCGACTGCTTTATAAAAAGCTTCTTGTTCTGGATTAGCGAATTGGACTTCTATATTCATAAAGTCTAACTATCGAACAAGAAAATAACACCACCACCAGAACCTGAGTCTTGATGTTGTGCTGCACCAATATCACGATAATTAGAAGTTAAGCCGCCAGGGAAAGAGCTAGGATCTGCACCAGCTCTTAGAGATGCTCCCTGACTTGTAGTACTATTCAATAAAAAATTACCAGAAGCTGCATTAACAAATACGGAACCGGTAGTAATAGTAATAGAACCAGTGTTCGAGTTATTGCCGGCGATCGCGAAGTTAGTTCCGTTATTATATACAGAACAATTAATCAGGACTTTAAGATTATTGCTAATTAAAAACCCATCAGAGTTATTATTTTCTGCATGACAGTTAATAACCAGTCCGCTAGAACCAGCAGAAAGATTAAATCCATGACGCCCATTACTGTACGCAACACAGTTCTTACATAAACCAGCACTGATAGTTACATTAAATCCGTCAGTTCCTGCCCCGGTGTTACTATATGATATACAATCAATAAGAATCCCGGCCTGTCCGGGAACAAATTGAGTTGCTGTATTGTTATAGGCAACGCAACTAATAGCGGTACCTGAGAACACCGCCGCTGAATTTGTAGTCGCATAGCACTTAATCACCGTAAAGAGATTGCTTGAGGCGGTGGCGAAGTTTTTAAATGTGCATAGAATAAACACCCCAGTGCTAGAGTTTGCAACACGACTATTGTATGTTGGAGTATTTCCATCGCAGATTATATTTTGTA